TGACTTAGACTCATATAGTGTCTGCATCTCATTAAGGAAAGCCTCGAAGTCTGGCTTCTCTGTGTACGCTACGCTGTTGTTAGCCAGTCTACGGTGTCCGTCGTTCTCCCACCATGCACCTGACTTAGCTTTAGCCATACGTTGGTCTGATAGGTTAGACAAACTAATCAATGCCGAACGTCTCACACCACCTACAACTACAATGTCAGCAACCTTACACACTACATCGTGACACTCAATGGATGTCAGCTTGCGTCCCTCTGCCTTACGGAATACATCAACACAGAAGTGGAACAAGTCGTCCAATGGCTGTGCGCCTGATGCTCGACCACCGAAGGTCTCTAGTCTTGCACCTGCGGGTCGTACCTTTGACATATCCCAGTTAGGTATCTTACCTGCGTACAGCATAGCGATAAGCTCACGGAACGCTGATGCCCACCCTACCTTACTATCACCTACTACAATCGTTGTGTCAGTCTTGTGGAATGACTCAGCGACGACAGGTAGCTTGGTAATGAAGTTACGTTCAACACTGAACCCTACACCAGTACCGCACATAAGAACGTACATAAGCTCGTCAAAGCTACGCGGTGAGTCAATAGCTAGGTAACTACAGTTAAAGCCCGCTACGTTGTCCTTCTGTAGTGCTACACCGGCAGTCATAAGACAGCGCATTGACGGCATAACTTCTAGGTTGTGGATAGCGTTGTACAGTTTCTTGGCCACTTTGTTGTCAATCTGTCCACGTTCTGACCAGAAGTCTACGTAACGCTGTACTGTCTCTTCCCATGTCTCACGACGACCTTCCTCTTTAATCCACCGTGCGTAACGTGACTTGTGTATAAACTGTTGGTACTTATCCATTCTTCTTTTTCTCCTTATCTTGTTTGTCTTTGTTTTTCTTACCGAAGATAGCATCGTAATTGTTTTCAAACTTCTTCTTGTCGGTAGGGCGTACTGCTGAACCCTTACCGCCGTGTGTCATACCATGTGCCATTATTTACCACCTCCACAACCTTCTGTGTCACAAACAGGCCAGTTCTGACAGCCTAAGTGTGGGTCAAAGTTTCTGTCTTCTGGTTCTTCTTCTTTCCAAGTTATATGTCTCCAAGCGGCTTTTAAGAAAGTCTTACCGTACATCTCAAACACTACTTGACACCATAATAAATCAAAAGAAAGTATATATGTATTCCACTTATCCGTATCGTTATCTTCTGACCAAGATGAGTCTTTATCAATCCAGAAGTAAAAACCTAGAAAACTTCTGGTTCGTTCTCCGAGTTGATATAGATATTCATTACCTATTGTACCTAGTTTTAAAAATAATTCGCTCTGGGCTTTACAGTTTCTAGCGCAAGAACTCAATAACGTAAAATAAAACATTACTCTGCCTCCTCGGTCAACCGTGCTAAGTACCACTGTGCTTTCTTTAAGTCCTCTACAGGCTTACCTTTGTAGTCATAGCGCCAGAGGTACTTCATAGCGTTACCCTTGAGATAGCCCTTGAACTCTGTGTCAGACATACTAGCCTTGATAGCTTCGATACACTCTACGGAACCTGTGTTGTAATGCACTGGGCTTTCTACAGGGTCATAATCAGTCAGCCACTCGTCGTCATCCATCTCTAACTGCTCTTCGTCTACCAACGCCTTGTACTTTGTACGTAGCCTGTCCCACATCTCTGGTGTTGCTTCATCAATGCTCATCGAACGTCTCCTGTATCTCTCCAATCTTCTTCTCTATATCTAATTAATCTGTCTTCAAATCTATCCAACAGTTCCTCACCGTTTATCTCTAGCACTTCCAATATAGTTATCTCATCGTGGTCGCGTAGGAATTGTTCCTTGTATTCTTCAAACGACATTTTTATCCCTCACATACTTTAGTAATTCCTTCGTAGTCTTTACAGTGAAGTGAGCAAAGCCTTCCTTCTCGCACCACTGTCCCATAGTCATCTTGCTACCCTTACGTACCTTCTTGTACGGGTCTGACAGAACAAACACTAACTCCCACTCTGGCATTGAGTCTCGGATGGAGGTGTACTTTTGTGTGTCTCCTACCCTGAAGTAACCCTTAGCCTCGATTAGTATCCGCTTGCCCTCATGTACAAAGTCCGGTACGTACTTCCTGTGTATAGTGTAGGGCAGTCTGTACGGCTCGTATTCAAACTCTTTGTTGAGTTGGTCGTACAATGCTGACTCTAAGCCTGACCGGAATCTACCGTTTTTCTTATTCTTACTCATTTGATTTCAAGCTCCTGTACGTTTGGCTCTTTGACTACCTTACACAAGTACTTCGGTGCGTAGGAGTAGCTAAACAACCGTAGGTCAGGATAGCAATGCTTTTTGTATTGACAGTAAGAACAGCCCATTGCTAACTTCATGTTACCTGACTTGCCTTCCGGCTCCGGCGGGTTACAGTAGTTGCTAGGCTCTGGCTTTTTTACCATCTCCTTCAAGTGTATGACTCGCTCCTCAATAGTACCGTTGAAGTCTAACACTGCTTTGACCTTGGGGTCTGCCAAGTCATACTTCAGGAACGTAAGGTGACCGTTAGTCTTGTCCATTGCTAACCAACCGATTTGAGTCTCGCCTTCCGAATGGGCGTAGGCTTTAATCTGGTCTACGTAGCCGAATGGGTCGTCATGTAGTATCTTGCCTTCCTTAAACTTCTTGAAGCCGAAGGTACTGGCTGACTTAACGTCCGTCACTACACCATCTATCTTACAGTCCATTGAGCCTTGAATGCCTTGAACCTCACAACGCTTCTGCTCGTCGGTGACTGTGTGTCCTGCCATACGTGTTAAGAATAACAGCATCTCTTCAATTAGATGTCCGTACATGAACTTAACGTACGTGTGTGGCTCTAACTCTTCCTTCTCTGTTCCTGCTACTACATTCCAAAGGTAACGGTCTGTGCGACCAATGTTAGACAATCTAAGTGTACGCTTATCCTGCCGCTTCTCCCTGCCGAACTCAGTACGCATTAAGTCCTTGACTGCTTCACCGAACTTCTCAATCTCAGCCTCTACGTCTACTGAAGGGTCAGCGTCCTTTGTCTCCATCATCTTGTAGATGTCTTTAACTAAAGTCTCAGTCTTTTTCATCTTCGAGTTCCTTGAATGCTTTAATCACATCCGTTGAGAATAGCTTTTGTAAGTTTACCAAGAACATCCGGCTTGCGTTGTTATCGCCACCTGATACTGTTCTGAACGTATCCAAACCATTTACTATCTTCTTCAATACCTTTGTATCAAACACCAAGGTACAGTACTCGTCGTCCCCTATGCACAGGTTATGGAACCAGTAGTCAGACTCTGTGGCTTCAATCCCTGATGGCTTACCCCACGACTGGTACTCAATGCAGATGTTACCAGTCTTCTGCCACATATCCTTCTCGGACTTAACTTCAATCTTCTTGTTCTGTAACATATCGGCAATCTTGTCTTCCCGTACCTCACCGTATGCTAAGTCTAAGTCAAACTTCTTCCTATCAGCTTTTGCAGGCTTCATGTTATTCCCCAAAGAATGTGAAACAAACAATAGCCCAGAGAATAGCCGCACCAAATACTACGCTAGTCCAAGGGAACTCTTCCTGTGCTTCAGGCTCAGGCTTAACTTCAACCAAACCCATAGCCTCAAGTACTGCTTCAATACCGTGCTTCTTATATAGGTCGTGATAAGGGTGACTAGGATTACCTACGCGATACCGCTTACCGTTGATTGTCAATCGTGTTTTATCTTCTAACTGTCTATCATAGCTCATCGTGTGTACCTTTATTAGTGTGTTTCCGACCAGTCGCTTCCGATTTGATATTCGCCTGCAAGAGGACAGTTGAGTTTGTAGTGGTTTCCCGCCGCTTCAATGCAAGCAGTTGCGAGCCTGCCAAACCTTTCTGCGTCCTTCTCTGCGACCTCCGTCTGGATTTCATCGTGTATGTTTCCTATAAACTTATAATCAATCTTGTGCAGTTGAGCGTACTCGTCCAGTAGGCACAGTGCTTTCTTCATAACGATTGCACCTGCGCTCTGTAAGAGAGTATTTAGTGCCGCGTGTTCTGACCGTACAGCGACCCTGCGTCCATCCAATCCAAGAACATAACCTCTTCCTGAAGCCACTCCAACTCGTTCTCGTAACTTTCTAAGAGCTGGCGTATTTCGTAGGAACTTTTCCTTAAGTCGTTTACCATCTCTTGCACTTCCTCCGACAATACTTCCGATTTTCGCATCTCCTGCGCCGTAAAGGAAAGCGTAGATAAAAGTCTTTGCTTG